TATCACGCTCTGAGCGCCGAGGGCAAGACGAACATGGGCGGCTCGCCATTCTTCTGGGTCGGTGACGAATGGGGCCAAGTGGTCGGGCCGGGACATCCACTCATCACTGCGTTGGAAACGTCTCAAGGAGCGTATGAGGATGGGCTTGCAGTCATCATCTCAACCATCGCCGCGAACGACAGCGACTGGCTCTGCATGGAGATCGACGATGCCATCAGAAGCCAAGACCCTGAGATCGTGTGCCACTACTACACCGCGGACATGGGTCTGGAAGTCGATGATCCACGGGCGTGGCGACAGGCTAATCCTGCGACGGGCGCGCATCGCAGCGAAGCAGACCTCGAGAGTCAAGCTCGCAAAGCTAAGAGGCTTCCTTCGGCAGAGGCAGGCTTTCGGAATCTCCAGCTTAACCAGCGAGTGTCCGCGGTGTCACTCTGGCTCGCGCCTTCTGTGTGGAAAGAAAATAATTCTAAGCCGGACATCGAAGTCTTTCGCAAACAGCACGTTGTCATGGCGCTGGATCTGTCGGACCGATCCGATCTGACCGCTGCGGTTGCGTCCACTGTGGACCCGAGCGACGACACCATTCATCTGATCCCCTGGGTGTTCATCCCGAGAGACGGTCTGGAACAACGCGCCTTGCAGGCACAGGCGGACTACGTGTCGTGGGAACGCAGCGGGCAACTGATCGCGCTCTCTGGTAGGACGCTTGAGTACGAGCAGATCGCATCGTATCTTGAAGACCAGTTCAAGATCCTGGGCATTACGATTAATCTCGTGGTCTACGACCGCTGGCGGATCAATTACTTTAAGAAAGGTTGCGAGGGCTTGCCGACGTGGGAGCTCGCGCTGTGGAAAGAATTCGGCCAGGGCTACAAGGACATGTCGCCCGCGCTCGAGACGTTTGAGACAGAGGCCATCAATGGCCGCATACGTCACGGCGGGCACCCGTTGCTGACGATGGCAGCGGCTTCAGCCATTGCGATACGCGACCCAGCAGGCAACAAGAAGCTCGACAAGTCGAAGTCGAGCCGCAAGATCGACCCGCTCGTGGCCGCAGTGATGGCCGCGCACATTGCGAAGACGCACGAATATCTCGACACGGGGTCCATGATTGGCTAAGAGCTTTTATTGGACAAAGGAATGGCACATCGCCCGCGCGCATGTGCTACGCCGCGACAATTGGACCTGCACCAATTGCCACGCGTATAAGAAGCTCGAAAAGCACAAGCTGCGCGTCGATCACGTGCAACCCGTGGCGACGCATCCCCATCTTGCCCTTGTTGAGTCGAACCTGCGCACGCTGTGCGCCGCGTGCGACAACGCCCGCCATGCCATCAAGCGGGGCGGGCGTGCCATTGAACGCGCTGCTAGGCCCGTCGGTTTGGACGGCTCGCCCATAGGTGAAAAGTGGGGGTAGGGTAAACCCGTATTTACCTATGTTAGCCCCGGGGGGCACAGTGCGCCCCGTGCTTCGGTGCGGGGCGTGGTCGTTCGGGGGGTCGTATGAACTCCGCTTTACGGTGGCCCGGAAAACGGTGTTCGACTTTTTGAATCCACGCTCCCACTGACACTCTTATTGGACATAAGGCTGTTGTCGCGTTGTGAACTCCGACCCCACTCAGCGAGAGCGCGAAACGCGCGAAGAGCGCAAGGGTAGGAATCAGCGCGTGGCAACGGCGGTTGGCGTCGTGTCCATATCCAGCCTGTACGGTTCCGCTACCGAGGGCGTGACATGGGGGCAACGCCATGGACCGCCTGATTCTCAAGGTCGCGCAACCGTCTGAAGAGGATCCGCTCAAGTTCGTTCTGTCCACCGATGATATTGATCTTGTAGGCGACGTCATTGTTCAAGAGGGGTTGAAACTCGCACGCGACCCCCTGCCCGCACAGATCGATCACGGCGGCTCGATGCATGACCTGATCGGGACGTGGAAAAACGTCAAGATCAGCACGCACAAGACCGTTGCAGAGTTGGACTTGATGCCGAAGGGCACGAGCCCTGCGGTCGATCTTATCCACGCGATCAAAGCCGCCGGCATCCGCATGGCGACGAGTGTTGGATTCAGACCGATCGACTACGAAGCCATCTGGGACAAGAAGGGCGAGTTCATCACTGGATTCAAGTTCTTGAAGAGTGTCCTCACAGAGGCCTCTATCGTCGTGTCGCCTGCGAATCCTCAAGCCTTGCAGGTCGCAAAATCACTGAACGTGAGCATCGCGCGCAGCGTGCCGAAGCCTGCCTATTGGCACCGCCACGCGCTGGCGCTCGCGTATGCGCGTAAACGCATCGGTCGGCCGTCCAAGAGCTGATCGAGTCCACTTGCTCAGTCGAGCATCTACCGGAAGAAAGCCATGAGCATTTCCGAACGCGTCAAAGCTGCGGAAACTGCGTTGCTGAAGATCAAGGATGATCTGACGGCAGCGACCAAGTCTTTGGAAGACAACCCCGAGGACGAGGGCGCGCTTGCGCTCGTCGAAGAACTCACCGTGCTACACGACAAGCACGCGAAGACCGTGGATGCACTCAAGAAGGCAGAGCTTGTCTTGATGTCCAGGGCAATGCCAGCGGGCGCAGGCATCGCGCCTGCGAGCGGTGGCGCTGACCCGACCGGTCCGCCGGGATCGCCCGCTATCGTCATGCGCAAGCAAGACCCTCAGAAGCCGGGTGACGTGATCTTCAAGCACGGCGTGGTGGCACTGCTCGCGCACGTCAAGCGCAAGTCTCCGGAAGAAATCATCGACACGTACTTCCGTGATCTGGCCTACGTCAAGGCGACATGGGACTATGCACGGATGATGACGAACATCCAGAAGACGAACGTCGATCCCGCAATGACGACGGTTGCCGGGTGGGCGGCGGAGCTGCTGCGCAACGATGTGCGCGGCTTCATGACGGACATGGCCGCAGTCAGCATCGCGGCTGCTCTCGCGGGGTTCTCAACGACGATCTCATTCGATGGATTCAACTCTGTCACGATTCCGCGTCGGAACAAGGTGGCGCTCACGGCAACGGAACCCGCGTGGGTCGGCGAGGGCGGGTCCATTCCGCTTACGTCGTTCACGCTGACCGCTGCCGTGCTGAACCGCTACAAGCTCGCGGCCATCACCACGATGACGCGCGAGATTGCGGATCGGTCAACTCCATCCATCCAGGGCGTCATCACCGACGCACTGCGCGAGGCGTATGCGACGGTGTTGGACACCGCGCTGCTGTCACCCACGGCGATGGTGCCGAACGTGCGCCCCGCAGGGTTGCGCAATGGCGCGGGCGCAGCGGCGGGCGTAGCCGGTGGCGGTGAGGACGCCGTGCGCGGGGACATCATGGCGATGTCTTCACGCATGGCTGCGGCCGGGCTCGGCGTTAAGCCGGTGCTTATCATCAACAATCTGGACGCGCTTGGCGTGTCCATGATGACGAGCGCCTTGTCCGTGCCGATCTTCGCATCGGAACTCGCTGCTGGTCGTCTGACTGGACTTCCTGCCATCGTGTCGGCTAACTGTCCGCAGCATCTGGCACTGCTGGTAGACGCCGCGTACTTCGCGACTGCGTTTGATCCACCAGCGTTCGACGTCTCTGACGTGGCGACGGTGGTTGAGGCGAATGCCGACGCGACTCCGCCGACGCACGCTGACGCTGGCGGCGCGTCGCCTGGGGTCGGCACTGCTGGTCAGGTGCCGGTCAATGCCGGTATTGCGGTAAGCGGTGCAGGCGCGGGTGGCGCCGCCGCTGCGGGGTACACCGCACGCAGCTTGTGGCAGACCTATTCGCTCGGTGTGCGGATGATTGCACCGACTTCATGGATGGTGCTGCATGCAGGCGCCGTTCAGATCACGACTGCCACGACCTGGACTTAATCGGTTTCTCGTCAGTTGCCATGACGAACCTTGCCTCCGGGGTGTACTGAGAGTGCGCCTCGGAGGCCTTTTTCTTTAGGAGTGCATGATGCCTGTGGAAATCTATGACAAGGTAGGAGTTGGACGGCGTCTGCGAAGGACTACGTCAGCAGTGATCGCCTCGGAAGGACTCATCAAGCTGCACCACAGTTTCTATTCTTCGCGTGCGGCCGATGGACATGCGCCTAACATCTCTTTCGCTGGGCCTCCACAGCCGGACTTGTCTGTGGTCATGAGCCAAGCCATGACGCCTGTGGACTTTAAGCCGAAGTTCAACAATGACACTGGAGCCGCAGTGTGGTCCAAAGGTGGTTCGTGGCCCGCGTGGCTCGCGTTGTCGGCAGTGGGCGTGATGTCTGGTACTCCGCCGGGTGCTGGCAGTAATCCTTCGTGCTGGGTGATCTGCACCGAGACCGGCAAAGGGAGCGCTGTCAGCAATGTCTTTTCGGTGACTTCGACGCTCACGCTTACTGCTGCGGCTGCGCCTCCACATGAGGAGAAGAAAAATGGGAAGACGACTGCTGCCAAGCGCTGAGGAAGTCTTCATGAAGAAAGATAATAGACCAGGACAATCTCGACGCACGAAGAAAGGGTCTCTGCCAGGGGAAGAGACCCGAATGATGACTTCCAAATCCACTAGGACGAAGAAGCATGGCAACCGAAACAAAACCCCGTAAGACAAAGAGCAGAGCCGTCGCGAAAGCTGCTCCGACGGCTGCTCCTCGAGACGGCATTGCCGAGGGCGTGTCCGAGGGCACATGGCGAGGTCCATTCTACGGCTTCGGTGAACTCGGTGGAATGTACCAGTTCGATCCACTGGGTGAAGGATGGCAGACGAACATCACGCTCGGCCCTTGGGCCACGCGTGGCATTCCTGTCATTGAATCAATTCGGCAATTGCATCGAAGTGCATTTGCGCAATTGACTCCACATCATTACGAGA